TCAATCCTCACTTTCCTCTGAGCTGTACTCTACATCAGATAGCTTAACCTCAAGCTCTAAGCCCGTCGTGAAGCCGCTATTATTCAGATTGTGAGTCACCTTACTGATTAACCAAGATTGCTCGTCTATGACGCGCTTAAAGCCCGATACGCGCACCGGTACCTCAGGGAATAAATCAGCCCTACCAAGCGCCAGCGTAATTGAAAACTCCGCAACGCCTCGCTGCAGCTTATCCCACTTAGCCTGAGCGGCGCGCATCGCCTGCGCCTTAGAAGCGTAGACAGTCGTCAGCGCCAGCACGTTATCGGCCTCACCGGCCATATACTCACCCTCGCGCGCCTCCGGCTCTTTTTTGGCCTTTGTCTTTTTGCTGACCGGCTTTGCTTTCGGGTGCTCCAGTGCGCGCAGGTGCTTCTCTTTTGGCTTACGTTTCAGCGTTACTTTCTGCTTTTGCGGCTTCGGGTCTTTGGTGTGCAACCATTTTGCAGTTACGCCGGTATAAGCCCCACGGTCAGCAATGGCGAACTGATGACGGTCGCCATCGCTGCGGGTCAGGGTCATTTGCGGGACGGGCTTGCCGCTGGCGGTCATTGCACTACCGGCTTTCAGAAACAGGAGCTTACCCGCTTTCACTGACACCGCCGCCCCGTTGCGGTCAGCTAGCCGGGTCAGAAATACGGCGTCGGACTCCTGCGACTGGTCGATATGCGGTACCGGTATTTTTTTCAGTGAATCCGCGACACTGGCCGTCAGTTTATTGCGCTTTGCAATGGTGCTGACCAGCTCACCGAGGGTGGTGTCGTGCCACGATTCTTCACGCCGTGAATTGAGCGTTCCCCGAAAGTCTGCACTACGCGCCCGGATGGTCAGGGTATCAGGCGCTCCCCGATGCTCAATCTCATCGACCGTGAAATCGCCCTTATTCAGAAGCGCCGAACCCTGCCAGCCAAGCCACAGCGTCAGCACCGCCCCGCGCAGAGGTAACTCGACTTTGCCGTCGGTGTCGTCGAGCTCAATGTCGAGCTGGTCAGCCTCAAAGCCCCGGTTATCTGTCATGGTGAGAGAAATCAGCCGGTCACTAAAATTGCTGGTAATGTCCTGACTGTTCAGCGTCAGCATAAATGCCGGCGCAAGGCTGGCACCGGCGTCAATGGTCATGCCCGTAATCATGCGGTCAGCCCTCCGAGCGCACCCTGCAGCTTATCAGTCAGATTACCGGCAGAGCCGAGAAGCTCGCTGGCCTGCTTATTCAGGTCGCCAAACATTGCCGTCAGTGATTCATCAACCCGTTTTAGCGAAAGCGTGAAATCAATCTTTCTGGCCGCACCATCACTGAAAAACTCGGTGCGTGTAGTCGATACTTTATCGACGATATACATCCCGAGGATATTTCCGGTTCCCTCTATCAACGGCCACGCTCTGCCTTCATTGGCCATCACCTCTACAGCCTTAAGTGAGATCCAACCGCCAGTGATAGCGGGGTATAGCGTACCAGCAAGCTGTATAGAATTTTCTCCCTCGCCAAGAAACTGATAGGCAGGTGGTTTACCCACCCGGTCATTGGACACCCAGCGATAATCTTTCGAATGCTGCATCGACTGGTAAGGCAGGGTGCGAAGTTCAAACACAAACATTCCGAGAGCAAGCATCATCGTTTAATCTCCCTCAATAGTCGTGGGTCATGTTGGCACGCTGGCGGGCGCGTTTATCGCGCTCAATCTGTTCGAGCGTGTCGCGTAGTTGTCTGTCAAGCTGATGCCCCGGCGCAACACCTCCCGGCAGATTGATGTTGTATTCGCTTTTGCTCTGGTCAATGTAAGAGCGCCCCGCCGGTGCGGTAACTGGCTGATAAGCCTGATAGCCGCCATATGTGCTGGTTGCCGGGATGTAGGAATTACCCTGTGTGGCGGCATTGGTTTTGGCGGCGGTCTGGTCGAGGCTGTCCGACTCTTTGTTGATGATGCCGAGCTTTTCGAGAAGCCAGTCGACACCGCTGCGCAGCTTGTTAAAAACATTGAGCGGAGCCATCAAGGCAGAGGCCAGTGCCTGACCAAATATGACGCCGACATTTTTGCAGCTATCAAGCGTTTCCTGCGTGGCCTTAACCGGTGCTATCAGGTCTTTAAACCACTGCCAGACGCCGCGCAGTTTCTCGCCGAGACCATCAAAAATGGGAGCCAGTGGAGCGAACATTTCCCCGACTGGGGCAAAGGCACTCATGATGCCCTCAATCACTCCCGAGAAAAATGCGCTGATGGGCTCCCAATATTTACGGATGAGTAGCGCCCCCGCCACAATCGCCGCACCGACGGCCACTATCGGCCAGGTAATCGCACCGAGCGCTGTCGCAATGGCACTACCGACGACAGTAAAGACCGTACCCAGCACGCCAGCAGCGGCGATAATGGCATTAATCCCCATGACAACCGGCCACGCAACGAGACCAATGCCGCCGATGATACCAATCAGCGCCAGCGCACCACCGGCGATGATGCCGATAGTTTCCGCTAACTCCTTGTTGTCTTTGATCCAGTCATCAAGCTTTAGCACATACCGTGTTGCTGTCTGAGTTAGCTGACGCAATGAGCTATCTTGCTGGTCGTAGAGGTCGGTACCGACGGCCTCATAAGCGGATTGAAACTCTTTGAAGTCGCCACCTAAGTTATCCTGCATGACCTTAACCAATTCCTCGGTTTTACCGTCAGAATCCTTAATTATCTTGGTCAGTTCATCCAGTTTTCCACTGGCCGCTGCGGCCATTAACACACTTGCAGCGGAACTGGCTTCCTCGCCGAATATCGTTTTCATATACTCGGCTTTTTGACCTGTACCGAGGTTGTTGCGCTTAAAGCTGGCTTGTATTTCTTTCAGGATGGTAAAGATTGGCCGTGTATTGCCTTTTTTATCCATCGTCTTAACGCCAAGCTCTTTAATGGCATCATAGGCTTTGCCAGTTGGAGCCTGCAGTCGACTTAAAACAGCTCGGCTACCAGTTCCTGCCATCGAACCTATGATTTTTGCATCGTGTAACGCACCCAGCATCGCGGCGGTTTCTTCTAGGCTGACACCGGCATCTTTGGCAACTGGACCAACATATGTAAGTGAGTCGTTTAATCCCTCAAATGATGCCTGTGTTTTATTTATCGCCATCGATATGACATCTGCTATATGCGATGCCTTGTCATCTGCGAGCCCGAATGCCGATTTGGTGCCAATAAGCAAAGCGGCGTTTTCCTCCATAGTTTTTTTATTTGCCAGCGACATATTCAGAATGGCCGGTGTTTGCGCCACTATGCCGTCTTTATCTGCGCCAGATTTGGCTACAATAATCTGCGCGGCGGCGGCATCATCTGCTGAGGCCGCTGAGTTATCGCCGAGCTGACGCGCCTGTTTGCGTAGAGCCTGCATTTCTGGAGACTGCTTATCGACCCCAAGCACGGCCTGCAGCTCGGAGTTTTTTTGCGCAAAGTCATAACCGGGCATCAGCAATTTAACCCCGGCCATCGTTCCCGCTGTCGCAATACCGACCCCGGCAGCACCTGCAGCGGCCATGTTACCGGCAAGCTCCTTACCCGATTTATATCGCTCTTTCACTCGGTTTAGGTGCGCCTGCTGTGCGCTGACCTTCGCCAATGCTTCACGCTGCCGGTTGAGCTGCGCCGTCGTCTCGCTGATGCGTGTTTTAAGCCCCCGCTCATCGTTTGCCAGATTGCGGGTATTGATACCGGCGGCACCCAGCTCGCGTTGCTGGCGTTTAACCGACTCGGTGAGGCTGTTGTATTTAATCTGCAGCCCCTCGGCGGCACGTTTTGCGGATTCGAGCACCTGTGCCTGCGCTCGCGTCGGGCGCTCAGTATTTTTGAATTGCGTGGCAAGCGCTTCAGCCTCGCGCTTTGCCTTCTCCAGCGACTGGCCGGTTACGGCCAGTTGAGCGCTGGTTTTGCGAAAACCGTCAATTTTCGCGGCCTGCCCGTTCAGGTCACGCAGCCCTTTTTGTGTGTCGCGAATATCGCCCGACAGGGTTTTACTCGCGGTCTGGATGGATTTAAGCGGTCGGGTCGCCTGGTCGACCGCTTTCAGCAAAACCTCAAGTCTCAGGTTATTACTCATTGTGGTGTCCGCTACGCTGCAGCGCCTTTTCGCGCCATGTGATGAGCTCGGTCAGGCTCAGGGAATAGAGCTCTGATAGCGGCCAGTGGAATATCACCGCGATATCCGCCATCAGGTCATCGGTCGACAGGTCGGGCGGGAAATCTACTCCGCCGAAGCCGGTGACAAAAAACCAATCACCTTAGCGGCCAGCGACAGCATATCGGGCAGGTTCATTGCGGTAAGCTCCTGCGCCGTAAGCGCGGGGTAGGTCATGCGTGGCAATACCTTAATCAGCGCATCGACTTCGGACTGCGCCACCGCTGCCAGACTGACACCGCGCAGGGTACCGGCGTTCGGCTCAATCAGTGTGACTTTATCTATCGTCTGACCGGCGCGCTTAATCGGCTTGTCGAGGGTCACGACGTTCGGGTTTACGGTGTCAATTTCATTGCCAGCCATATCAACAAATTCAGCGGTTTTACGTGGTGCTTTTGCCATGATGTTTTTCTCTGCTCTGAATGGGGATTAATAACCGGCCAGCAGTGCTGACCGGTCAGGGAATTACAGCCCGATTGCGCGGCGGTGCTGTTCCAGACGGTCGACGCCGTTCACCTTCTCAACCATGTTGACGGTATCGATTTCGATGACGTCGCTACCATCAATCGTGAGGCGGTAATAGGTGCATACGGTCGACAGTTTGGTCGAGGTGTTTTCACCCTGCTTATTCTCGCCGCCGTCGATTTCTTTATGACGGCCACGCATGACCACCTCGACCGCCACGATTTCGCCAGTGTCGTCACGTTGGTAAGAGCCAGCAAAACGCAACGACACAGCGTCAGCACCCGGCGCGGCGTACTGCGCCCACAGCGCCACATCAGGCAGGCCACCGACAGACCATTCGACGGTTAACGCATCATCGTCGAGACCGAGGTCAATCGCCGCCGCGCCATTCATGCCACCGCCGCGATAGTTTTCGAGTTTGCGGGTCAGCTTCGGCAGCGTCACGGATTCAACAACGCCCATGTAGCTAAGGCCGTCGTTAAACATGTTCAGATATTTGAGTTTGCGGGGTAGTGCCATGTTGTTTCAGGCTCCTTAGCTGTTGACCGATTCGGCCAGATTCACCAGATATTTATCGGTGATACGCTGGCGCAGGGTCAGGCTTTCCAGTGGTGGAACCGGCGTATAGTCGTAGTCGATATACAGTTTCCCGGCCTTGAGGGTTTCCTTGTCATTCGATTCCTCGTCGAACCAGCATTCACCGTCCACGATGTAGCCATTTGATTTCAGCTCGCGGAATTTGGCATTAATGCCGTCGACAATGTCACGGATGAGCGATGCGGTAATGGGCTTATCGACCGCCCACATGTGAGCCTCGGCCATCGTGTCGGCCAGCACCTGCGCGGTGCGGGTGTAGTTCTCAAACAGGAAAAGCGGGTCATCAGAGCAGGTGCGGTTACCCCAAAAGCGGAAACCATCTTTGCGCACCAGCGTCGTGACCCCGGCCTCGTTGAGCAGGTCAGCATCGGTGCCAGATGCCTGCAAATCCCAAAACACTGACGCACTGATGCCGGTGACACCCTGCACGCCGACGTTAGACAGGGTTTTATGCCAGCCGACGGTCTGGTCGATATAGGCACGCAGGCCGAGTGCGCGCGCAGTTGCGTATGCCGGTGCGGTGGCGTTTGTGGTGGTATCCCATGCAAGGAAATCAGGCCAGATGACCATCAGCTCGCGCTGGCTGAAATTCTCGCGATAGGCCATTGCTTCGGAAATGGTCTTGCATCCCCATGCGCTGATGTAACCAAACGCGCGCAGGCTAATACAGACCGACGCCAGTGCAACCGCCACTTCTTTGGTGTCCAGCCCCGGCACGCCGAGAATGCGCGGCTTGACGCCGGTGACCGCTTCGGCAGTCAACAGCGCTTTAATGCCGGTGTATTTACCGTTCTCATCCGTTCCGCCGATGATATTGGAAATTGTCTGCGCTTCGGCGTCGTCGCCGGTACCTTCGTCCACGCGCACGACAACTGTGACAGGTTTTGACTGGTCGGCGATGGCCTGCAGGGACGCGGCCAGCGTGCCTTTTTTACCGGCTTTCGCAATGGCGCTTTGCACATTGGTAATCAGTACCGGCTCGTTGAGGGGAAAGGTTGCCGCATCCGCATCGCTGGCTGTACAGACCATGCCGACGATTGCGGTTGCAACAGTGGAAATGACGCGGGTGCCGTCGTTAATCTCAAGCACCTGCACGCCGTGGTGAAAATCACTCATCCGGTTAACTCCGTGGTTAGTGGGCAAGTGTTATTGTCCTGGCTGGTCTGTTGAGGGGCTATTTGTCAGTGTTGGGCGATGTCTGACACATTGAGACATCAGCAACGGATGCGGGAAATTTTTTGTATAGCGTTGAGATACCCGAGGCGATCCAGTTTCCAGACCACAAGCGTATCGCCCTCTGACAAGGTTCTGAGTGACCTCTTTAGCCCCGGCCAGTCTGATGTTTTGCCGCTGATTTTATCTTCGAAAATCAGCTCACATCCTGCGCACTCCAGTTCATTTCGCTGTAATGCGGTGTTCTGGTCATTTGTTGATACACGTACATAACCGATAAACATGAGAAATAACCCGGTAAAAAGTCGGGATCATGCCAGCTGAACGGAATATCTGCATTTTCTAAAAGGTTGGTTTGGGAGCAGGCGCACCGGCGATAGGAATTCCGTTCTTCTGGCCGTCAGCAGCGATGCCCAATACGGTCATGGATGAGTGGTCAGATATGGTGTTTCTGAAATTCAACGGGGCGACGTTCTCGGCTGCTACCTATCCGAAATTAGCTTTGGTTTTTCCTGCTTTAGTCCTACCTGAAGCTCGCGGGGAGTTCCTGCGTATCTGGGATGATGGTCGCGGCATTGATACTGGAAGGGTATTGCTATCAAGTCAGTCGTCAGGGGCTCCCAATATTATTGGTAGCATAGAAGGACGAACTTCTATGACCAGTGGCAGGATTTTCCAGGAATCGACCGCGTCCAATGGTGCGTTTCAAACTACGATGGAGTCCGGCGAATACGCAACAGGCACAACCACAGCCGCAACTCCAGAGGATCGCAGGAGTGTATTAAAATTCGACGCCTCGCTATCAACCGCTCCCGGCGCTGAAGTTTATGGAACAGGTGCGACTGAAGTCCGTCCGCGCAACATTGCATTTAACTTTTTAGTGAGAGCTAAATAATGAAACCTGTATTTGATGAAAAAGGAATCGCTACTACCCCGGGTGATATTCGCTGTTTTTACTATGACGCGGTGACGTCGGAATATTCGGGATGGTCTGACGAATACATTAATATTGGCGTCAGCATGCCGGGCAATTCCACTGACATTGAGCCGGGTGATGAGGTAGCTGGTGAGGTTGCCATATTTAATGGCAACGGCTGGCAGCAGCATGAAAACCATCGTGGCGAAACGGTATACTCAACTGCCGATGGTAGCACTGTCACCGTTGATTATATTGGCTCCATCCGTGATGGTTACACCAACATTGCACCGTCAACTCCCTACGATAAATGGGACGGTCATAAATGGGTGATGGATGTTGATGCCGCCAACGCCGCCGATTTAGCAGTAGCGGAGCGGGAAAAAACTCAACTACGTACGGTAGCCGACGCCGAGATCGCATGGCGGCAGGATGCGGTTGATACGGGGATCGCAACGGAGGGTGAGACTGCCGCGCTGGCTGAATGGAAGAAGTACCGGGTGCTGCTGATGCGCGTTGATACAACAGACCCGGACTGGCCTACAGTTCCGGAGGCGTAGGCCATTTGATATCTGGTGCGCTGGTCGTGTCTACCGTTTCCAGCGTATCCAGATAATCCAGCCACAAGTTGTACTGCGCCAGTTCGTCACCTTTCAGCCGACCAATTGCTGCCTTACCGGGCCACTGCTTACCGTTCATGTAATCATTGGCTAAATTTGTTCTTTTTTGCTTCTCCACATCAGCGGCGGCAATTAATTCTTCACGTGTAGGCGGAGGAATATCACCCCATGCTGGCATGTTATTTAAAGTTATAAGTTGCTTACCTGTAGGCGGAGTGCCGGAAAAATCATAATAAATGCTGTCACTAACGTTAATGGCATCATGCGGCCAACAATTATTATCAACATAATCAGCCTGCCACTCGATAGCATAAAAACGGGACTCTGATGGGCTGAAAACAAAACGATTCATATTAATATCCTATAGCTAAAAACATGGCGTCTGAGGTGTTGGTATCTACAGCAATATTCATCATGACCTGAGCGGTAAAACCTGTATTGCTTACCCATTCGCATGAGTTAGTTATCTGTACCCATGTTGATTTGGTAGAAAAAACGCCCCAGCAATTAACAGGAAAAGGAACAGGGAAAGTTACTGGCACAGTATTTATTACTCCGACAGTAGTCTGATTTGCGAGCGTTCGGCGAAACACCTGAATCTTAAGACCATCAGGGCCTGTAAATAACAAATTATCGGTGTACTGCCCGCTTGCTCTTAAACCAAGGTTTTTAAGAACGTCGCCGGCCAGTCCCGCGTCAACCATTTCTTTCAGAGCATTAGCGATTAACGGGTACTGCTTGTGTGGATTGGCGGCCTCAACATGTTTTTTCATCAGGTCATCAGCATATCCTTTCACCTCGATAATCTTGTCGTCGACATACTGGCGCGTTGCCAGCACGACTGCCGGGTCGATTTTCAGGGTGATTGCCGATGTGCTCGACACAACCAGAATCATGCGAATGGTCTGCGTGCGACCGCTTCCCTCCTGCAGTTGTGGCTTGTAGGTCTCCGGACAGTTCGCCACGGCAATCAGAATACCATCATCGTCATAGAGACCAATCTCGCGGATCCAGAAACCACCTTCATTCTCGGGAATAATCTGTTCCGCGATAATCTGACTGGTATTGGCCGGGTCAACGGTCAGCAGGTTCAGCGGCGCGATGCGTTTCTGGTTAATGAGCTTCGTCTGCGACGGGTCAGGGGTCGGCAACGTACCATTCGCATCACCGACGGCCATCTGCGTCAGGTTGAGTTTGGTACCGAGTGCCGCCGCGTTCGCCAGCCGCGCCGCGCCCTGATTGGTCAGAATGGCAAAATATTTTGCGGTCATGCGTTCACTCTCAGGTTATCAATCAAATGGATGGCCGAGGCCGGGTAATATTCACCGCCGACGACAATCTCCTCGGGGGTGTAGGGGTAAACAGTCAGCGCGTCGCCGTGATAGCATCCCGCGCCGACATACAGTTCGCCGGTCGAGCTCAGACTGATAGCCAGCCCGGTCAGGTGGCGACTTGCCGGTTTGGCGTCTTCAATCAGGCGCTCAAGCTCCTGATACATTTCGTCAGTGATGCCGCTGTCGAGGACGCCAACAACGAGGCGGAATGTGCCTGGCTCCTCGTCGAGTTGCCACCACTCGCGCACCTCAATCAGAAAGCCGAGCGGCTCGACGACCCGACGCAATGCGCTGATGGTGCCTTTGTGCTGATGGACGAAAAACGAGGACGCGCAGACGCTGCGCTTTGTCGCCTCCGGCCATTTCTCATCCCATCTGTCGACCGACAGCGCCCACGCCAGATACGGCAGCAGCTTTACCGGGCAGGTGCGCCAGTTCCACAGGGTGCGCAGCGGTACCGGCACGCGCTGAATCTCAGAGAACGCAGCGGCGGCGGCGACTTCCAGCGGCGACGAGCCAACGGGTAATAGCCGGTCATTCATCCGAGCCCCCGATAGTTATCTGGTACTCGGTACAGTTCGACGCCTGCGACTTACTCAGCACTATGTCGGCCTGCGGTGATGTCAGCTCGACACGCTGCACCCCCTCAACATGCAGCGCCGCATAAATGGCTGACAGACGGATATCACGCCCGAGGCGGTGCTGCGCGCTGATGTAGCTCTGCAGCTTCTGCTCTGACGCCTGCCTGATGGGTTCAGATTCGGGGCCGGGGTAAACGTAGATCGTCGCGTCAATCTGGTACGGCACAATCTCGGCTGACTGGACGGTCACCCGGTCAGCCACCGGGCGCACATCTTCGGCGTTCAGCGCTTTATCAACAATCGCCAGTAGCTCAGGGCTGGCAGTGCCGTCACCCTCACGCGATAGCACGGTAATCGTCACGCAGGCTGGCGACGGGCTGGCGACCGAAACGTCAGCGACCCGCCCGTCGGCGCTGCGACCGTGATACTCATATGCACCGACCGGACCCGCCACGCTCAATCCCTCAAACGCCTGTTGCGTGCGCAGTCGCAGGTCGGTATCAGACTCCATAACGGCAGGTGTCGGCGGGATGGTGGTGTCATCCGCCGGGGTGATGGTCAGGCGTTCGGTATTATTGTTCCCGGCTACGACGTCGAGGTCGTTACCGGCGGAGTAGGCCAGCGTCACCGCCTGCGCGGCTTCGTTCACCCGCTGACGCCAGATAACTTCACGGTAGGCGTTTTCCTGCAGCAATTTAACAATCGGGTCGGACTCCAGCGCGAGCACGCGGGCGACAGCGTCCTGCTGGTCTTCTGGATAGAGCGATATCAGCGTCGCTTTGCGTTCCGCAAGGATGGTTTCATAGTCCAGTTCCTCAACCACATCGGGAACGGGTAACTGACTCAGGTCAACGGTTGCCATAGTGATTTAACTCAGTGAAACAGTGGTTGAAACTGACGCACCGGTATCGGTGCGCATCCCGGTAATATCGACATACATTTCGCCAGCGTCGCCGGTCTCAAAGCTGATGGCGGTAAGCCTGATGCGCGGCTCCCACTTCTGGATAGCCGAATAGCACGCCACCATAATTTGCAGCCTGAGTGCCGGGTTTTGCGGCATATCAATCAGCGCCGACAGAAGCGAGCCATATTCACGGCGCATTACCCGCGAGCCGACCGGCGTCAGCAGTATGTCGCGCATGCTCTGGCTGATGTGCTCAGTGTCGCTGATGCCGAGGCCGGTATTTCGGTTCATACCCTGATAGCGCGCCGTCATAACGGAGCCCCCGTTTGCCCGCCGCTGTCGCCGGGGTGTTTATGGGTGTGGAGCACCTTGCCATTAGATGACAGTGACCCGCCTGTATGCTCGATGTTGCCTTTCATCGTTCCGCCCTTTTGCACCTCAAGCGTCGCTGTCGTCAGCTTGTTGGTGCAAATCACCTCGGGGGTGTCGAGGGTGATACTGGTTGAGGCTTTCACCAGTACCAGCGGCACGGTTGCGGTGATGGATCCCGATGCCGTCACGTCGGCCGTTTTGATGCCGCTGACCGTCAGCGCACTGGTCTCGGGCTCGTACTCAATGACCGCACCATCAGGGAAAACCACCTGCCACGCATCCGCCGAGGCAGAGGGGGCGGGGTTATCGTCGGAGAAAATTCCAGGCAGCACGAAAGCGGTATCAAGCTCGCCACCGATTGCCAGCAGCAGAACCTGCTCACCGACCGAGGGAGCCCACCACGTCCGCGAACGACCGGCGCGGGTGGTCAGCCAGTTCAGCCATGTAGTCTGGATCCCGCCGCTTTGTACGCGGCACAGCCCCTGCACGGTATCAACCTCAGTCACCACACCTGAGCGGATGAGGTTGCGAATCGCGCGCGCGAGCTCCTGTATCGTGGATAACGTATTCATAGTGCAAGGATGCCTCTGGTCTGGAGTCGCGCCAATTCGCGCGGCTTCGGTGGTGGTTCACACAATATTTATTTGCCGAGATGCCTGATAATGACGTCTTCAATCATCTGCTCATCGTCGCGGGTGAAACCGAGTAACGGGCGCGCCTCGTACTGCACATCCCGGCTGTTGCGGTTTGGTCTGTCTTTGAGCCCGTACTGATGCACCCGCGCCATGCGCTGCACCTTGCCGGTAAACTCCACCACCGCCGCACTGTCGCTGCCTTTGGCTTTCATAAAGCGACTGGTGCGCAGTTTGGCGAACATTTCACGTTTAATCCGACCTTTCTTGCTCCTCACCGGCTGGCGCTTTCGTGCCGCATACGGGGTGCCGTCTGGTGCCTGCTGGCGCTTGATACGCTGTTGCTGACTGGTACGCAGCTTTTTCGCAATCTCAGCCGCCATTTGCCGACGCGCCGCCGGTGACAGGCTGGCAATCAGACCGGCAAGGCGTTCCTGCAGTGCAGTTAACTCACTCATCCCATTTACTCACCAGTTCGCCGTTAACGTACAGCTCGACCGGGCGCGTCACCGGCTCAGGCAGCGGCGGCTCAGGGGCATAGCTGACATGCAGCGCGCCGTCGACCTCTTTGACGAGCGTGCGCTCGGTGAGCCTCAGGCTGATACTGATATCGAGCGAATCGTCGTTATTGATATCAATAATCCAGGTGAATCCTTTTTCCCGCCCGTCGTCGGTGGTCATAATGTCCGGCTGATGTTCACGCAGCCACGCCTGCACCGGCACGAATATCAAATCAAGGTCACCGGTGAAGTCGGTCACCACCACGTTAAGCACGTACACCTTTTCAAACGACAGCGAGCTCGCCAGTCTGGAATCGGTATGGCCGTTGTCGGCAAAAAGGCGCAGCATATCGGGGTTGTTTCGGAGCTGCGGCACGGCGTTAATCAGCGCTTTGCGCAGGCTTTTGTGCTTCTGCATCGAGTTCATCCTGACAGTGTTTGACGGTTTTGACCTGTAGCGCGCAGGCGATCAGCGCGCCCTCAAGGCGGCGGATATCTGCGCTCAGGTCACCATTGGTTTTCGGGTCACTTCCCGGCATCGGGCAAAGGCTCACTCTCGGGCATCCGTTGACCACAATCACCGGCGCTGGCGCAGGCGGTGCGGATGTGCAACCGACGCACAACATCAGGTAAAGCAGCGTTATACCAGCGGCGAAAGGCTTCATTTTCATTAAGTAACCTCGTTATTGATTGCTCGCGGCGGCTGGCTTCCTCGCTGGCCTTTGCGAGCTGTTCACGCAGTGCCACCTGCGCAGATTCATTACGTCTGGCAAGCTGACCGGCAACACTGAGCTGATTTTTCAGCATGCCAATCGTCGTCTTTTGTTCGCTTGCGACGCGGTTTGCCGTCTCAAAGGAGCGGGATAAATTGCCGTTCTCATGGCGCAACCACAGCAGCCCGAGCACGGCCAGCACCAGCAGCGTTATCAGGATTTTCATGCCATCACCCCGCCAGCCGTGCGCCACACAGTGACCAGTTTGTCGAGGCTGTGCTCACGCTGGCCGTAACCTGCACCCGGCAGCGACGCCCATATATTGCGGCAACGTGAAATTGCTCGCTCAATACGCCCCGCTTTAATATCCTCAATGGCACCGCGCTCCCGGATTAACTGAATCGCAAGTTTGTCCTGCGACAACGGGCTGAAATCAGGCAATGCGAGCTGTTTCTGATAGTGCGGCCAGTAGAGATAAAGCTGCTGGTAACGCCCTGATGCCGTGGATTTTTCGCCGCGTCGATTAAACACTTTCGCTGGTCTGCCATGTGCGAAAGGGTGGTCGGTGTAGTCGGTGAAAATTTCCGGCTTGCCATCAATGCCAGTGACAATGACGTCGTAACCACGATTTTTCGTCAGCGGATGCATCGCCGTCCCTTCGGAATAGGCCAGCATGTCCAGAAACGCGGCGATATTCTGGTGAGTATTAATGACCGGCATCGCTATCCCCCTGTTGTGACTTAAAGCGGCGCTGAATGGCGATTTCCACCACCTGATAACCTGCAATGCCGAGCATGGATCCAATCCCACAAACGGCAGGCAGTGACATATCTGGAAACTGCACCAGAACAACACCGGCGACCATTGAAACAAAACCGCCGAGCAGCATGCGGCCGATAAACAGGCGCGGGGTAATGGGCTCACCACCCGCCAGCACTTTTCCGACAACAATCATCACGCCAATCACAAACAGTGACAGGACGCCTTTTTCCCCTTCTGTCATGGTTTACTCCCAAAGGTTGATAGTTTCTGTTACGGGTGACGATGCCACGTCGGGCAGGTCAATTGCCGTGCCATGCGGCAGAATGACGCCCAGCTCAGACAGACCGGGATTAGCCTGCAGCACCGCCTCGACCACGCCCTCAGTGCGCCCGTAATACCGGGCGCAAAGCGCGTCGATGGTGTCGCCCTGCATCGCGTAGACTTTCATCAGAGCTGACCCACGATGCAGCGCGGCTTATCCTGCAGGCGCGAGACCGACCAGCGCATATCCCGCCACAGGTCATCAATGGTGGTTTCGACGCTGTCGGCTTTTTTGTCACCCTTGCCGGTGGCCTCAACCCCGCGATAACGCTCATACAGGGTGGCGGTCGCCATCGCCGTCACGGCGCTGAGGTAGTGGAAAACGCGCACATTCTCGCCGTCGATTTCCTCGGCGTCAGGCACGTCGGCCAGTGTCTTAAACCCTGCGGCAATCTGGCGCAGCCGGTAGTCGTAAAGCTCCGCATTGGTTTCCGCTATACCGGTCTTGATGGCGTTGCGCAGGCGCGCATCGGAAACCGTCTGCTCAAGGCGCATCAGTTCGCGCACCCGCTTCGGATCCACATCAGGGAAAAAGAACGTGTTTTTAATCACTGCGTCGCCCGTCTCCGGTGCGGGAATCACCACGCCCGGTACGTCCTGCGGTTCGTCGGGCTGATTCAGTATTACTGTCGTCATGACAACCTCATTAGGTTGGGCGGTGGACGCCGGTCGCCGTCAGGGTCAAAACCCGCTTTGACCGGCGTGCCGCCCGGCTCGGGGAGCGTTCAGTTAACCGGCGGTTTTTACCGCCTTTGGTGGACGCCCGCGCTTTGCCGCCGGTTTGTTGGCAGGTTTGCGCGTGCGCGGTTTAGTCGTTTTACGGGATGCTGCCTCTGGCTTTGGCTTCAATGCGCGCTCCAGTCGCTCAATCTCTTTGCGCACACCGGCATTGCGGTCGAGCTGCATCGCGCGCTGAAACTGTGCCAGCGCTTCGGCGCTCTGACCGGCATCGCGCAGGGTTAGACCGGTCACCTTATGCAGTCGAGCGCGCACCATATCGGGAACGTCAGCGCCGTCGGTCAGGCTAAGGGTGGTCAGCAGTAATGCGAGGTCGACAGGCTCACCGGCATCGCGCAGGCGCAGCGCGGCAAGCGCCACCTCCTCAATCAGCATGTAAGGTGTCGTGCGGCGATAGTCAGAGGTGAGGCCGTACTTCAGCGCGTATGGCGCAATTTCCAGCGCGCCAGCGATATCACCGGCATCGAGACGCCACAGCATGACGGTCATCAGAATGTCATCCTGCGCACCACGGCCATCAGCCAGCACACCGGCGACCCACGGCGCATAGAACGGCAGCAGCTCACGCTTTTTCGCGGCTTTCAGTTCGTTTGAACGGATGGTTTTCAACGTGCGGCGGTCATCGGCCAGCTTTACCAGCATCTGCTCGTAGGCGGTTGCATGGCGCAGCGGGGCTTGTTCCCGCTGCGCGGCTTGAGAGGCCGAGACCCGCATCATGTGACGCTGTGCGGGGCTCGTCATGGGCTTACTCTCCGCTTTCCGGTGCTGCAGGTGCGGTGAAATCGCCCAGGGTGATGTTTTCCAGCAGACACCCGGCGGCATACGCCTCGACCACATAGTCGATATTCATTGACTCGTAGTTTTCCACGCGGTCTTTTTTCGGGTTTTCATCAATGCTGCGGCGGTGGCTCTCATCCATGAAATAGATAGAGAGGTTTTCCAGCGTTGTCACTAACACGGCATTCGCCGGGAAGTACGGTACACGCACAGCAGGCAGGTTGCCGATTCGCTTCTGGCTGATGATGATATCTGCCGCGAGCGCTTCGCTGTTTTCTTGCGGCTTGTT